CTCCACGAAAAAGAAACTTCCCTTTGGATACATTAAGGCTTGACAATGTTTGATCATGATAGTAAGATAGAAGCTCTTGTCGATAACTACGGACTAAAGTTATTGATGGAACAAAATGATTTGGATGAGGAAGCAATCATACGTAAGTTGGTAGATGATGGGACTATCAACATGAATGATTATTTCTATTTGGATATAGAGATTAAACAGTGGAAGGAATTAGAACAGTGATAACTCTAGACGATATAAACGCTTTTCAATACTACAATCAAAACCCTCTTGACATGGATAAGTACCAACAACAAGCTGCAACCACAGCTATCTACGATAAGAAACACGCAATCATTTATCCTGCGTTGGGTCTAGCTGCTGAGGCAGGAGAGGTAGCAAACAAAGTAAAGAAGATTATGAGGGATGGTAAGCTTGACCGTGAGGCTATAGCTGATGAGATAGGAGATTGCCTTTGGTATATAGCTGCACTGTGTAGAGACTTGAATGTAGATATGGAAACAGTAGCTTATAGTAACCTAGAGAAGTTACATGGCAGACAGAAGAGAGGAACTTTGAGAGGTAACGGAGACAAAAGATGAACTACTGTGATATGAGAGGTTTGATATGGCCTGTCTTGTTCTGTGTCTTCGTAATAATAGTATTGCCAGTGTTACTGGTAGACAACGAAAAGTATTGTAGACAGAGTATTGTACCATGTTATCCGTGGACAGACGTAGAGGAGTACAAATGAATAATTATTTACCAACTGATTACCAAGCGTTCATACATACATCAAGGTATGCACGTTGGTTAGAAGAAGAACAGAGAAGAGAGACTTGGGCTGAGACTGTTGACAGATACATGAACAATGTAGTAATACCTGTCATGGGTAGAGACAGTTTCGTAAACCAGATAGAAGAGTCAATACTTAACCTAGAGGTTATGCCTAGCATGAGAGCTATGATGACAGCAGGTAAGGCGTTGGATAGAGACAACACATCAGGCTACAACTGCAGCTACTTACCTGTCGATGACCCCAAGTCCTTCGATGAGGCTATGTTTATTCTGTTGTGTGGCACTGGTGTAGGCTTCTCAGTTGAACGTCAGTTCGTACAGCAGTTACCTGAAGTACCTGAGCTTTACGAAAGCGACACTATAGTTGTTGTCAAGGACAGTAAAGAAGGTTGGGCTAAATCTTTTAGACAGATACTAGCCTTGTTGTGGGCAGGTGAGATACCTAAGTGGGATGTGTCTAAGGTAAGACCTGCAGGTTCTAGGCTAAAGACATTCGGTGGTAGAGCTAGTGGACCTGCTCCTTTGGTTGACTTGTTTAACTTTTCAATAAAAATATTTAAGGATGCACAAGGACGTAAGCTATCTTCAATAGAGTGTCACGATCTTATGTGTAAAATTGGAGAGGTAGTGGTAGTTGGTGGTGTCCGTAGGTCAGCTATGATTAGTCTGTCTAACCTGTCAGATGATAGGATGAGACACGCTAAGTCAGGTGATTGGTGGACTAACGATCCTCAACGTGCTCTAGCTAACAACTCAGTTTCTTACACAGAGAAGCCTGACAGCCTGTCGTTTATGCGTGAGTGGATGGCTCTAGTCGAGTCAGGTAGTGGTGAGAGAGGTATCTTTAACAGAGAAGCCAGTAGGAAGCAAGCTGAGAAGTATGGTAGGCGTGATCCTAACCATGAGTTCGGTACTAATCCATGCTCAGAGATAATCCTCAGGCCATACCAGTTCTGTAATTTGACAGAAGTTGTTGTCAGGTCTAAGGATAACTTCGCTGACCTAGCACGTAAGGTAAGGATAGCTACAACACTAGGGACTATACAGTCTACCTACACTAAGTTTCCATACCTTCGTAAAGTGTGGAAGGACAACACAGAAGAAGAGCGTCTTTTAGGTGTATCTCTAACAGGCATAATGGACAACCCTTTACTAACGAGTAGACAAAATGGACTATCGAAGAATCTCGAAAATCTTAGACAGGTTGCAGTTAACACAAATAATAGTTTGGCTAATACTCTTGGGATTAATCCTTCCACTGCTATTACCTGCGTCAAACCTTCAGGAACCGTCAGCCAACTCGTTGACAGTGCCTCAGGTATACACGCAAGACACTCAAAACACTACATCAGGACAGTCAGAGGTGACAACAAAGATCCACTGACAGCCTTTATGAAGGATCAGGGGATACCTAATGAACCTTGTGTAATGAAACCTGATCAGACTACAGTGTTCAGTTTTCCTATCAAGTCTCCTGCCAACGCTATAGTTACTGAGGATATGTCAGCTATAGATCAGTTAGAGACATGGCTTATGTATCAGAGACATTGGTGTGAACACAAACCTAGTGTGACTATCAACGTGAGAAAGGATGAGTGGTTCGAGGTTGGTGCGTTTGTTTACAAACACTTTGACGAGATGTCAGGTGTATCTTTCCTACCGTACAACGAACACACCTATCAACAAGCACCTTATCAGGATATAATGAAGAGTGAGTATGTGACATTATTGTCACTAATGCCAGAGAAAATAGATTGGGCACTCTTGACAAAGTACGAAAAAGAAGATAGTACTAAGTCAAGCCAGACATTTGCTTGCACTGGTGACGTATGTGAAATGGTTGATATAACTTAGAGGAGAGTAATATGATAGAACTTTATGCAATATTTGCAACTGCAGTAGCTATTCATTCAATTTTCTTTACATAGTATGAATGATGTAGTAAATAAGCCACCTCACTATGGAGATGGCGAAATAGAGTGTATTGATTACATGAAGGATAACATGGACACTATGATGTTCATGGGTTACTTAGAAGGTAATTGTAAGAAATACATGCACAGATACAGGTACAAAGGTAATCCTGTAGAAGACCTCAAGAAAGCTAAGTGGTACTTAGATAGACTCATACAGGAGATGGAAGGAAACTAGATGTTTAGTGCTATAATTCTAGCGTGTAATATGTCAGTGACAGATTGTAGAACTTTCGGAACACCTAGAGTTTTTAACACAGAGAATGAATGTTTAGTTTCTCTAGCCGATGGTAGAATGCAAATTGAATCACAAGGTTGGATGATTATGGATTCTCACTGTTACCATTGGGGTCAAAAGGTATAAAAAAAGGGGGAGCTGTTTAGGCTCCCTCATGTCTTTCTTTTCTTTCCTGACGCTGTTGTGGACCAAGATACTCTCTTCGGTCCTTTCTTTTTGGAAGCCTCCTTCTTGGAGATTCTTCCTGCCACCGACTTCGGCCTACAGGCTGGATACGGACGCTTGCTTCCCTTAGCTTTCTTACGTCCACAAGGTTTACCAGTCTTAACATCAACCCAATCCTCAGCAAACCATTTACCCAAGCCACCCTTTGCCATTAGCCTCTAGCCCTTTTCTTTGCTGTAGCACTAAGGTCTTTGAAGTGGTATAACCTCTTACTTGTTTTAGTATGGGTTTTACCTGTGTGAACATGACCATTAGCCATCTTGTGTGAAGCGCCTTTGTGCTCAGTTCCATTTCTTAGATAATGTTTTACACCTTTAGCCATATCAACAACACTCACATTCTGGGTTACACTTGCGATTCATTATCGCACACCAAAGTCTTTTCAAATATCTTCTCATTTGTTTTTATTCCCCTTTTTCATTTTCTTTAACTTATCAAAGTCAGCTTTTGTTATCTTTTTTCTTGGCGCAGCTACAGCAGCCAATCGTTTTTGTTTTGGTGAGTACTTTGAAGTTGGCATTATGTTTTCCTCTTTACTCTGTTGTCTTTACCTGACCATGTACCACCCTTAGACTTGTACCATTTTGCAGCCCAAGCATTTGCGTAGGCGCTAGGGTATACTTTAAACTTATTTCTTGCTGCTGCTTTAGCTCTTGACCAGAGAGCAGGATTGTTTGGTTTTGGACTTGACATTATTTACCTCTACTATCTTCTGTTTCCCATCGCAGTAAATCCGAAGTACGCTCCGACAAGTGCTGATACTGATACAACGTATATGTTAGCTATGTCAGCTATCAACATTGCAGCAGTCTCTTGACCAATTAAGGTACATAGAAAGATACCTGCAGGGTACAACACCATACCTGAAAGAGCAAACCAAGTCATGTTGCGCTGGGCATCACGCTTGGCATCGTCATCTTCTAGTCGTCTACGTCTGTCGTCTAAGTAAAGCTGACGCTCTTCGGCATCTAGTTTACCATTCTTATCTAAGTCGTATTCTTCTACCATTATAAATCTACCCAACCCATAGCTACTAGTAGACCTAGTGCCCCACCACATACCATAACAAATAAGACTACAGCAACAAAAGCCATCTCAGCATTTTCTTTCATGCGTTGAGCTTCTAGCCTTGCTTGTCTCTCTTCTTCTTTTCTTTCTTCAGAAATTTCTTTACGAAGTTTGAGTAGTTCCTGATAAGCAGAGTAGCCAATAGTGTTAACAATAAACTCTCTCAGTTCTTCCTCAGCCTGTTTAGCCTGTTGACGTTTCATAAACGTGTCTAAGGCTTCCTCGTTTGTGCTACTGAAGGGGCTTTGTTTTTTCTTTTCGTGAGCTTTCTTGGCACTGTCTACACTGTCAAAGAAACCTGCTAGTTCCTTGGACATTGATGCTAAACTTTTACCTGCACTGATGCCACCCTTGACCATTGCCAATGCGCTGAGTGGATCAATCATAGTTAGCCTCTAGGATCAAACATGTCTTTGTGGTCTCTATTTAGGAACTCTATTGTTCTCTCTAACAGGGCTACCCTCTGCTGAAGATCAACGATACGCATTATACTTAAACTAATGCTGTCTATCTCTTCCCATATCTCATCAGTCTCTTCATATAGGTCTGCTTCTGTGTCAGACACTATGTCAGCCAAGTCGTTTATATTCTTTTTATTTTCTTCTACATCTCTCTTGGTATTGACAGTATCCTCGATAGCCATACGACTACCAAGTTGACTTACTGTGTCCTCAAGTGATGTGATTGTAGCTGCCTGTTGGCTGACCCACCATACACCACCAGCCAACTGTACAGCCATAGCCATAACCAAGGCTAAAGGTAACTTCATGTTCTCCATTTACTCTACCACTTCTTACATGACCAGTATCGTGCTGAGAACTTGTCCTTTGCAGTTGAACACTTATGTCTTGCACGAAATGATTTTCTACGTTTAGGGTTTGACTTTTTGATTGTCATGTTTGCATCACCAAACCTGATAATCTTTTCTTTACCACCTTTACAAGCCTTGACAACAAACTTCTTACCACCAGATACCTGACGCTTAGGGCTGTTGCACTTCATTTTTGATTTGTCTATCTTAGCCACGGTATCTACCGAATGTTATAGTTTTTAAGAAGCCTCTCCATATTTCTATTGGTGACGGTAACATCCAACCTAGTACAGCTAGTAGTATCATCCACATGGGTATGTCTTGGTTCAGAACCTTGACGTTACCTGCGTCACCATCAAGACTAAATGCTCCTTGTGATTGGTTAACGTTTACGTTCTCACCTGATATGTCTCTGCTTTGATCAAAGGCTGACTGGTTGTTCTCTTTACCTATCTGTGTGTTGGCGTTGACTGATGTACCGCTGCCGCCTCCTCCACCAAAGCTGCTAAGTAGACCTAGTGGTGACATACAACCACCTAGGAATAGTACAAGTGTTAGTGTTAATAGTAGTTTCATCAATCTAATTTTCCTAAGTTAATTTCCCAAGTAGTTCCTTGACCTTCTGGTACACCTAAAGCTGCTGCCCATATACGTAGTCTTTGAAGATAAGGTCTTGGATCTCCGTTTTCATCAGTTAAAACTTCAGTAGATAGTTCTCTGTACTTGTCCATATTACCAGCTTCTTTATGTGCTAAAGCTTGTTGAAGTTTTGTACCTAATGGTCCTGTGTTAAAATCATAAACATCTCTAACTATCAATTCACCCTGTTCATTTAAAAATACATTACCTTTTGCAGTTTGACCAATCAATGTAGCCATTCTAAACTCAGGAGATGTCACCGTTCCTGTAGCCATAGTAGTTATGTCTTTCATCAAAACACTCTTTTCTTCAAAACCCCAATCTTCGTAAGTAAAACTACTACGTCCTTCATCTAAAACTTTTTTAGCTGCACTCTTTATAACATTTATATCTGCTGGAGCAAAATCATTTACAGTTAAACTTATTTGTCCGTTGTTATTCATAAACTCAGCAAACTTAGAAGCGTTTACAGGCAGGACAGGACTAAAAAAATCTAATACAGGAACTGCTACTGTTGATAAAGTTTCAGGACTAGGTATAAGACCACCACCTTCTAAAACAGGTAGGTCAGGGTTTAATTTTTGTTCTTTACTTTCTTTATTACTAAAAGCTATACCTGCAGCTTCCTTACTAGCTTTTTCTACACCTTCCATAACATCTTCAGATAAATTTTTAGCCGTATCTATTACATCTGTAGCCTCTGGTATAAAATCATATACACTTTCCGCTGCCTCGGATACTGCTTTACCTCCTTGTTGCATAGAACTTGCAGCATCATTTACTACTGACATAAAAAGAGAACTACTTTCTTGAAAATTTTTACTTGCGCTCTCTACAGCAACATCAACCTTACTCATACTTGAGTCAACTAGTGTTCCTTTGTTCCAACTACTTGGCATTACTTACCTATCTCTTCTATTACTTTATCTAAAGTTGCATCATCTACGTACTTGAAACCTTCCCAAACTTTTCTAAGGTTTTTTCTTTTTTGAGAAATAGTTTTACCCCTAGACGCAGCGTCTTTAGCCAAGAATAAAAACATTTGATCTTGTGTTTCTTTGTTAAACACAGTATCATCAGATAAACCCATTTGTTGAGCAGCACTCTTTAGTGTAGTACCTACTATTTGATACTTACCCATAGGTGTAGAAGTCTTACCTGTCTTAAAAGCTTCTGTTGTCTCAGGTAATCTAGGTTTTACGTACTGACCATACTGTCCTGAAGGATTAGAGAACTCATAGAGTTGCCCTAGTGTCATAGTTGATACCTTAGTTCCTCTAAAAGGTGTATTACCTACTTCGTAATTACCAAACAATGTGTCGTATCCTTCAGCTTCTACTTGCTTTAGGGTTGTTTGTGTAGTAGATTCTGGTTGTAAACTAGCTTCTACTAATGTTCCTTTGTTCCAAGAACTTGCCATATCAGGGCTTCTTGTACAGTTGGTTGTCG